AGTAGTTCTCCACAGAAGTACGGCACCAGACAGCCGACGGATGGTTGACGTGGGTAGCCGTGTAGATCACGTGCTCGCGCTCGTCTGACAGGATCCAGCGCTTAGTCTTGCGACCAGTCTTGGATAAAGCCGGCCTCTGCTCACCATCGAGTATGCGGTGCGCAGTAGACATGAGCTGCGCAGACTCGAGGATCATCTTGACGACGTGCTTATCCACGAGTGACTGGGCCGCTACGACTGGATCCTTGTCGACGTAAAAGATATTCATTGCTATTCCGCTACTTCTACCATGAATTTGTAGCCAGATTCTACATCGATCTCGCGAGAAAGTAAAACGTTTTTTTGCGAGTCTATGAGTTTTACTTTGACTTTCTTGACCCCGTCCGGCACGATCCACTCACCCTTGCCTCGAGACTTTGCGTTGGCGAGCGAGCTCATTAGCGGCAAGCTCAAGAGGAGCGAAGAAGCTATCATTCTGCGATTTAACATGTATCTTACCCTTTGCTGCTTTCTTGAAGATCTGCTCTCTCTTGAATCTAGGCAAGTGATTGAAGAACAGGATTCCGTTTAAGTGGTCCATCTCGTGTTGTACCACCCTGGCGCTCATGCCAGTGAACTTCTTGGTAGTCGTCTGGCCGTCTGGTCCAGTGAAACGAATCTTGATGTGACGAGCCCTAGCGATTGGAGCCACGACTCCTGGAAATGAGAGGCAACCCTCGTCTAGAGTGATGGTCTCGTTAGAGACGTCTACTAGTTTCGGATTGAACATGACGTGATTAGGTTGACCGATCATGGCAAACACGGCGTAGGGCAACCCTACTTGGCAGGCAGACAGACCCATGCCGTTGTTGTCTATCATGATCTTAACCATGGCCTCGGCGAGGTCCCACGGATCACACGGCGGGCTGTTGAAGTCGAACTTCTCTGCCGGCTTCATGAGAATAGGCTCTTTGCCGGTGATGAGTTTCAAATTACTCAGGTCAATCATCTATGATCTCCAATGTAGCTTTCTTGACTCGATACCCTCTATCGAACCAGTATTGAACTCGCCTAGCTCTCTCGCCTGGATCGATTGCACCAGTGAATCGATTCCAGACATGAGTAGAGCTCGGGTGAAATGTAGAGTAAGCCGTGTCCAACCAGATCTTATCTCTGTTCTTCTCGTCCCACGGATTGACAGTAGGCACGATCACGTATCCTTCCATCTTCATGCTGCTATCCTCGAAAAATTCTTATGCTTCTCAAACTTAATGACTCGCTCAAACTTATCGAAGAGCTGATCACCTTTGTGCGAGATGATGAATGTGTTTGTATCCTGAGTCAGGTTGGTCAGGATCTTCATGAACTCTTCAGTACCACCAGAGTCTAGTGATGAATCAAACACCTCGTCCATGATCAAGAGATTGGTGTTGATGGAGTTACGCATCTTGGCCACGGCTCTCCAGGTGAAGAGGATGGCTAGGTTGATCCTCATCTTCTCGCCTTCTGAGAACGAGGCGTAGCTGAACTCGTCGCGGAACCTGGACTTGATCGTCTCCTCGAATTGCTCATTCAACTCGAACTGCACGAAGAAGTCCATGGCGCTGAGGTACTTATTGATCAGTTTATTGATGATGGGCACGTACTGCTTTATGATCCTAGCTTTGATACCGCCGTCTTTAAGGATAGCAGCCGCAGCCGTGAGGACGTGTCTCTCGTCAACCTCAGCATTGTAGGAGTTAATCGCCTTGTCAAGCTCCTCCTCAGTCTCTGGGATCTTATCCTCAAATACCTGCGTCTCGACGACACGCTCAAGATCATGCAGAATCTTGTCTTGAAGAGAACGCTCGTGGTTGAGAGTTGACCACCTGATATTGAGCTCTGAGATCTTCTCGGTGATCTCCATGATCTCTTGCATGCGAGCTTCAATCTTCGCCTTCTCTTCCTCGAGCTTAATGATACCATCGGCTAGTTCCTGTAATTGAGCTCGCTTATTGAAGATCGTCTGCTCTTTGAAATCGTGATCAATGCCTTGATTGCAGGTCGGACAAGTCTCGGTATCGTGAAAGAAATTGATGGTCTTATCAAAGCTCTTCATCTTCGACTCTATCTGAGCTTTGAGAGTAATAAGTTTTTCTCTTTTCTCTTTGATCTTAGTCTTGTCTTCAATCGACTGCCGTAAATTCTTAGCATATTCATTGATGCTCTCTATCTCTACGTCGATTGAATCGATTCGGATCTTACACTCGCCGATCTTCTCTTGCTTCTCTACGAATAAGCGATTGTTGTTCTCTTCGATCTGAGCGCGATGCTTCTTCATCATATCGATACGCTCTTCGAGGATCTTAGTCTGAGTGTCCAGTTCGGTCAGCTTAGCGGTATTGGTAGCCACCTTATCTCTGAGTAGAGTATTCATGGTAGTGAAGATCTGTAGGTCGAGGAGGTCCTCGATCACCTCTCGGCGCTGACCGGTCGGTAGCTGCATGAACGGAACGAACGAGGCAGACCCGAGGACTACCACTTGACAGAACGACTTGTGATTGACCTTGAGGATCTGATCTTCTAAGACTTTCTGATAGTCTCGAGACTCGGCGTCCTGATTGAGAAGAGAGCCGTTCTTGTAGAGCTCGAAGACGTTTGGCTTCATGCCGCGAACGACTTTGTACTCCGACTTTCCTACGATGAACTCCACCTCGACAGACAGGTCCTTGCGATTGATGGTATTCATCAATTGAGGCTTGTTCACCTTGCGAAACGGCTTGTTGAACAAGGCGAACGAGAGTGCGTCGAGGAGGGTAGACTTACCTGCCCCATTCTCTCCGACTATGAGTGTGGTCTTATTGGAACAGAGATCTATCTCAGTGAACACGTTACCCGTACTGAGAAAGTTCTTCCATCGTATTTTCCTGAAGACTATCATTCCACCTGCAACGCTTCACTGTATAGATTGGTTATCACTCTGTCGAGCTTCTTATGATCGACACTCAAATTCATCGAGGCGATATACTTCTTACAGACCGTGAGGGTGTCCTCGGCTTCGTCGATGATGTCCTCGTCTGCTACTAAGTCTAGGTGTAAGTGATCCTCGACTACCTGCAGGTCGATGACGCCTTCTTTCTCTATCCTATCCACGAATAGATCGAACCAATACGGATTGGTCTTGTTCTTCACGATGAGCTTGACCATCTTATTACGGACGTCTATCTCACGATCGAATACGACTTCTTCCACGGTCTTACCAGCGTCGTCGTACCAGACTTTCTCAAACATCCTATACGGATTGCGAATAAATGTCAACTCTCTTATCTCTGTATCAAAGACATGAAAGCCTCGTGGATCGTCAAAGTCAGACCAAGTATACTCAGCAAAAGCACCCAGATAATGAATGTTACCAGTATCGGACTTATGATGATAGTGACCAGAACACACAACGTCAAAGCGATCGAAGAGCTTATGATCCATGCCATGATCTGATATGCTGCCCTTGAACATCTCGAAGCCATTGAGCTCAAGGTGCCCGCAGACGACTTGCCCGGTGGTGGTCTTAATGGCATTCATGCTCTCCTCATAATTGTCCTCACAGATCCAGGGGAGTAGGAGGATGTCCGTGCTATCGAATGTGATTGTGACAGGCTTCTCGATCACATGAATGAACTGGTACCTGCCAGTGATGATTTCTCTAAGAGCATTGACCTCATTCGTATTCTTATAGAAGACGTCGTGATTGCCGGGGATGATGTACACGTCGATACAACGACGCTCGCACTCCTCGAGGAAGTCCCTGCGTAGTCGAGATAATGTGAGGTAGTTGGCGTACTTGCGACGATCTACTAGATCCCCGAGATGGATGACTTGCTTGATGCCTTCCTTCTCGAGCGTAGGAAAGAATACGTCGTCTAGGAATCGCTTGAAGTAGTCATAGAATACCTGAGAGTCGTTACGAATTCCCCAGTGAGTATCAGCGATGAGTGCTATCTTCAAGGTATGGTCTCCATTGTTCAGCGAAGGAGCAGTTGTTTGCTTCCTTGAAGAGGGGTGCGATCTGC